TCGATCTTCGACAACCTCGAGCGCAGTGACTGGCTCCTGGCGCGGCAGGTGCTGTCCACCGTGCAGCGCTTCTACACGGACACCCGCACCCTGCGCATCGTCACGGACCCGACGAAAAACGAGACCCAGGACATTCAGATCAACCAGTACCAGGCTGAGATCGACGAGATCACCAACGACCTCACCGTGGGCGAGTACACCCTCACCGTGACCAGCGTGCCGCACCAGGCCACCCTGGAAGACGCGCAATTCGAGCAGGCCGCGCGGCTCAAGGAGCTGGGCGTGCAGCTCCCCGACGAGATTCTCATCAAGAACAGCCGGCTGCAGAACAAGAACGACATCCTCAAGACCATGGCGAACCAGGCCCAGAGCCCCGAGGCGCAGGTGGGCCAGGAGCTTCAGCAGCGCGCCCAGGCCGCCACGGTGGCGGATCTGGAGGGCAAGGCCGCCAAGCAGTCGGCCGACGCCCGCCTGGCCGACGCCAAGGCCCAGCAGATCCAGAAAGAGGCCAACGAGCCCCCGCCCGACCACGCGCTCGAAGCCGGGCTCGAGCACGAGCGCGAGCACCGCAAGATTGGTCTCGAAGACCACCGCGCACGCCAGGAGATGATGCTCAAGGACAGCCGTGAACGCCAGAAGAACGCTGACAACGCGGCGATTCAGATGGCCGGCGTGCAGCAGGCCGCCCAAGCGCCCGATGGAGACAACGATGGCCAGTAAATGCGGTGAGTTCGTCATGCGAATGTTCCATGCGCGCACCACGGCGCATGTCCAGCACCTGCTTACCCGGTCCTATGCCCAGCACAAGGCGCTCAACGAGTTCTATGACGGGATCGTGGACCTCGCAGACACCTTCGCCGAGGCCTACCAGGGCCGCTACGGGCTCATTGAGGGCCTGGATGGGCCATACCGCTTCGAGGCGGACCCACAGGTCGCTGTGCGCGTCCTACGGGGCTGGATTGACAAGAATCGCGGCGAAGTGACTGACGACCGCGAGCTGCAGAACATCGTCGACGAGGTTCTGCAGTTGTGTGACAGCACGCTCTACAAGTTGAAGTTCCTCGCATAACCCAAGGAGAGAAAGACATGTTTATCAAGCGCCCCCCGCTGCTCGACGACAACACCGACGGTGGCACGATCGACCGCGGCGATTCCCTCGAAAACGCCGGCCCTGGTGGTGACACCGCCGTCGCCACTGAGGTCGAGGTCGATAAGGAGCTAGGTATCGACAAGGCCGCGCCGGAAAAGAAGCCGGCCGAGGAAGTCGAGGACAAGGAGCAGCCGCGCGACAAGAACGGCAAGTTCATCCCGAAGTCCCGCTTCGACGAAGCGGTGCAAAAGGAGCGCGCCGGGCGCAAGGCGGCCGAGGAAAAGCTGGCCAAGTACGCCGAGCAGGAGCAGCGCGCGGCCGAGAGCAATGTCGAGGCGGAGCTGCGCGGCAATGTCGAAAAGCTGCGCAAGGACCGCGACGCCGCCGTCGAGGATGGGGATCTGGCCCTGGTGCGCAAGCTCGACAAGCAGATTGACGACGGCCGCGACCAGCTTGCGGACTACCGCGCCGAGCGCAAGGCCCAGCGCGCCACGGCCGAGGCCATTGCCGCCATGGAGTACAAGACCACCTTGGAGCGCCTCGAAGAAAAACACCCCCAGCTCAATCAGGATGCCGAGGAATACGACGAGGAAAAGGTGGGCGAGGTGCTCGACCTGTTGAATTCGTTCAAGGCCGCAGGGCAGGCGCCGGCCGCCGCCCTGGCCAAGGCGGTCAAGTACGTCATGGGCAGCGCCCCGGCACCCAAGGCTAAGCCCGCTGAGTCCCTGCGGGACGCGGGTGAGGTCGAGACACCCCCGGCCAAGGAAGACAAGGCTGAAGCGCGCAAGAAAGCGGCCCTGGCAGCGGCTGTAGACGCACAGAACAAGCAGCCTGCGTCGCTGGCCAAAGTGGGCGCGGACAGCACGGGCGTAGACAAGATCGACATCAACAAGATTAGCGAGAAGGAATTCGCGAAATTGAGCGAGGAAGAGCTCGCGAAACTGCGTGGGGACACACTGTAGTTGACAATCTGAGTCAGTCGCAGTTAGATTGCGGTTGTTCATCGCTCCCAAGAGAACCGGCCTGATCCCACGTTACGGGATCACCCCCGACGCCACACGGACAAGTGGCTAGCGGCAACACCGCAAGTCAGAGCGACACCTGACAAACAGGAGGCGCAACGCGCCATGTCATAGCTCTGTTTGCGAGGTCTCAAATGTCTCTAACCAATTTTGCCCGGCTCACGTCGAACCAGAAGACCGCATGGTCCAAGGACATGTGGCGCCAGGCTCGCAATTTGTCGTTCCTCAATAAGTTCGTGGGTGAGTCCGAAAACTCGCTCATTCAGCGCGTCACCGAGCTCAAAAAGAGCGAAAAGGGCACCCGCGCGGTCATTACCCTCGTAGCGGATCTGGAAGGCGACGGTATCGCCGGGGATCGCACGCTGGAAGGCAATGAAGAAGCAATGAAGGCCTTCGACCAAGTGATTCGCATCGACCAGCTGCGTCATGCGAACCGGGCCGAAGGTCGCATCGCTGACCAGCGCTCGGTGGTTCGTTTCCGCGAAAACTCGCGCAACGTCCTGTCGTACTGGATCTCCGACCGCCTCGACCAGCTGGCATTCCTGACCCTCTCGGGCATGAACTACAGTCTGAAGAACAACGGCGCCCCGCGTATTGGCTCGGACTTGCAGAATTTGGAGTTCTCTGCCGACGTCAGCGGCCCGACCAGCGCGCGTACCGTGCGTTGGAACAACCAGACCAACCAGCAAGTGATCGTGACGGGCGCCGGTTCGAGCGCGATTCAGGCCCTGGACACTCCGACCTGGCAGATGCTGGTCCAGCTCAAGGCCTACGCCAAGGAACAGTACATCCGTGGTATCCGCGACGGCAACGGCGAGGAAACCTACCACGTGTTCATGACCCCGACGGCCATGGCCAGGCTCAAGATGGACAACAACTACATGCTGAACGTGCGGCATGCGGTCGAGCGCGGCAAGGGTAACGACCTGTTCACCGGCACCTCGGTCAAGGTCGACGGCCTGTACATCCACGAGTTCCGCCACGTGCCGCATACCTCGGGCGCGGCTTCGGGCAGCAAGTGGGGCGCGGGCGGTTTGGTCGACGGCTCTGTGGTGCTGTTCTGTGGCGCGCAGGCTTTGGGCTTCGCCGACATCGGCGATGCGGAGTGGGACGAGAAAGAATTCGACTACAACAACCAGCCCGCGATCTCCACCGGCAAGATTTTCGGGTTCTTGAAGCCCAAGTTCTACAGCCAGTATTCGGGCGGCACCGTGCAGGACTTCGGCGTCATCACCTGCTACTGCTCGGACAATTGATAGGAGCCCACCATGTCCAATATCGCTACTTCCGGTCGTCAGAGCACTCTGTTCTTCGAACAGGTGCTCGACTACACCGACCTCACCACGGCGGGCGTCGCACTCATCAACGCGCGTCCCATCGAACTGCCGCCCGGCGCCATCCCGTTGCGGGGCTCGATGATTACCGAGACCAACGTGACGGGCGGGGGCTTGACCGCCATCACGCTCGCCATCGGCAGCATCTTGAACCCATCCTCAGCCACGCCGACGGTCAACGCCACGAAGTATCTAGCCGCGACCAGCGTCTTCTCTGGCGCCGGTACTGTCACGCCGCTGACCATCACGCAGGCCATGAATAGTGCCCAGGAACTCATCACGTTCGCGGTCGTGTTGACGGGCGGCACGGCGCCGACGGCAGGCCAAGTACGGGTCCTTTTTGAGTACATCATCAGTGGCCGCGCGACGGAAGTCGCGCCGTCGAATGTGGTCTGACCGATCTCCTTGTAGGTACCCTTCGGCGCCCCCTGTACCCAGGGGGTGCCTTTTTTCAAAGCGAAACGGGAGCCCCAAATGCCGCAGTTTGTCCTCAACCGTGATCACTTCTTGTCGACGACCCTCGGGCACGTCATCAAAATCAAGAAGGGTGAGCCGTTCTATGCCGCGCCAGCGATAGTACCAATCGTGCACGGCCTAGGCGCCGAACAGGTGCCCGAGGAGGGCTATACAGACCCCGAGCAAATGGCTGCGGAGGTCGCTAAGGCCGCCCAGGCTGAGCGCGCACGCATCGAAAGTGATGCGAAATACCGCACCGACAAGATCAACGCGGCGTTCGATGAGATCCTTAAGGGCAGCTCCCGTGATGCGTTCGACGCAGGTGGTCGCCCCCACGCGAAGACTGTGAGTGAGCTGATCGGTTTCAAGATCACGGCCGCTGAGCGAGACATCGCTTGGGCCGACTACCAAAAGGCCTGATAACCCATGACGCCGGCCGACCTCATTGCGCGGTTCCGAGGGCGTGCCGACGATCTGTCGACGCCCCAGCTGTGGTCCGACGATGACCTGTTGGACTACATGGAACAGGCACAGAACGAATTCGCCCAGTTCACGGGCGGTTTCGCTGACGCCGTGTCGCCGCGCTTCTGCCAGCTCAACATCGCGATCGGGCAGAAAACCGCCGCGCTCGACCCGCTGGTGCTCAATGTGGCGAAGGCCTGGAACTACCAGGGCAAAGAGCTCGGGCTGGACAATGCGCGCGAAGAGTATGACCCGCTGAGCATCAACTCGACGGGCAACCTCGAGAAACTGCTCGTCGGCGCGACTGACGGGCTGCTGCACATGTTCCGCCCGCCTGCGGTTGCGGATGTCGTGCGCATGCTCGTGTACCGCATGCCGGAGCCCCTCACTGGCGACGACGCGGTCGACGAGATCCAGATCCAGGCGCAGTTCCACCTGGGGCTGCTCGACGGCATGTTCCAGCGCGCGTACCTCAAGCACGACACCCAGACCTATGACCCGGCCGCGGCCAAGCGTCATGGCGAGGCGTTCGACGAGCACATGAAGTTCGCCAAGCGGATCATCGACCGTCAACGCCACAAGCCGCGCACCGTGGCGTACGGAGGCCTGTGATGAAGCCGCTCAAGCTCAACCTCTCGGTGTACCAAGGCAAGACCTTCACGCAGGTGGTGCGCTGGGGCCAGGCCGGGCGCACGTGGAAGCCGATCACCTCAGTGACCGCTGCCGCGCCGGCTGTGCTGACTGTGGCGAACCATGGGCTCACCGTTGGATGGCCGTTCTATATCGACGGTGCCAAGGGCGGCAGCGGCATCGCTGCGCTCAACAGCGTGAACCACGGCGTCTACAGCGCGGTGGTGCCCACGACCAGCACCGTCGAGCTCAACGACGTCAATGGGCTGGGCCTGGGCGCACTCACGGCCGGATCGATTTACTACCACCCGCCTGTGGACCTGACCGGGTTCACGGCGAAGTTGCAGGTGCGCGCCGCCACGACCGACGCGACCCCGCTGGTGGACCTCAACACGAGTAATGGCGGCGTCTTGCTCGACCTCAGCGCGCACACGATCACGATCGTGATGACTGCGGTGCAGACGGCCGCATTCGCATGGGCCTCGGGCAGCTATGACTTGGAACTCCTCGACGCGTCGGGGACTGTGTATCCGGTGGCGACGGGCGCTGTATCCGTCACTCCGAGTTGGATCGAATAACTTTTCAGGAGTGAGCCATGGCCGCATTCAACAAGTTCAACACCACCGTCGACGCTCTGTGGGGCGGCACGCACGTCATCGGCACGAGCGTGTACAAGCTCATGCTGACCAACTCCCCGCCCGCTGCGACGAACACTATTCTGTCGCAAATCACGGAAATCACGCCGGCCTCGGGCTACGCCGCGGGCGGCCCGACCGTGACGCTGACCAAGGCGAACTCGACTGGTACCGAGACCATTTCCGCTTCGGCAAACGCGGTCGTGACCGCCGCCGCCACGATCGGCCCGTTCCGCTACGCCGTGCTCTACAACTCGTCGGCCCCGACCATATCGGGCTGCCTCGTCGGGTGGTGGGACTACGGCTCGGCAGTCACGTTGAACTCGGGTGACACGTTCACCTGGGCACCGACGGGCCTCGCTGTTTGCACCACGATCTGATGGCGACGGAGTACGACAATGAGCCTGGTTCTTGGTGACGTCGTCAAGTGCCTCCCCCCGTTCGACACGGTGATGCCGAATACGTACTCGGTCATCTCTGTCGATGAGCTGGGGGTAGTCACGCTTGTGCGCGACGACGGCAACGCGACGCAGTTCGATCAAGCGCTTCTCGAGAAGGTGTCGCCATGACAATTAGCACTCTCGACGGCGCGCTTGCCGGCATGCAGCCGCCGCAGCCGTTCGCCAAGGTGGCCACGCCCACCCTGGTCGTTGGTAAGCCGCAGTCCCTGTGGGGCCTGGCCGGGTTCCCCGGCGCGGGCACGTACACCGCTTCAGCCACGCCCAACGGCGCGAACCTCGTGTCTCCGACTGCCGGGCAGCTCCCGCATACGGACCCAGGTACCGGCAACGCCTATCTGGCGCGCCTTGCGGCCACGGTGTCGCAGCCCGGTGTGCTGCTCTTGTGTGACCGGCTCTGGCAGAACGGCATCGCCGCGACCGTGACTACGCAGGCAATCACGCAACCAACCCTGCCAGCACGCGACAACGCGGCGAGCACGAATGGCGACGGCGTTCTGATCGCATGCGAAGTCGCAGTTGCCACGTCGACCAACGCGCCGACGATGACGCTGACCTACACCAACTCGGCCGGTACCGCTTCACACACCTCAGCGAACATCGACGCGACCGCAGCGACGGCCAGCGTCGGGTCGTTCTTCCGACTTGGCTTGCAGGCAAGCGACACCGGGGTGCGCAGCGTGACGAACTTCGCGCTGTCCGCGACATGGACGGCCGGCACGATCAACCTCGTGGCGTACCGCGTCCTGGCGCAGCTTGAGATCACGACGGCGCAGATCGGCAACTCGATCGACGCACTCACTGCCGGGTTCCCACGCCTCCCAAACGGCGCGGTGCCTTTCCTCGTGTTCATCCCAACGGCGACCACCGCCGCGACTGTCACTGGCCAGTACATCGAAACGCAGGGGTGATCCATGGCCCTAGCGTTTGACCTGTTCGCGGACGTAAGCGGAACAAGTCTCCAGAACCACACCTCAGACTCAGGGCACACGTACACCCCCGTGCCGGGGTCTTCCACGTACCCGCAGCAGGACGGTACGGGGCGGCTCAACAACGCAGTCGCCAATTCGGCGGTGTACCTCAGTGTGGTACCCGCGTCTCCGAACTATTGGATTCAGGCGACCGTCATTACGGGCGGCACTGACGTGTCGCACTCGATATTTATTCGTACTGACACTGCGGTAACGGTGCAGTGCTACTACGGTGTGTGGGACGGCACGCAGTGGTTGATCGGTAAGAGCGTGAGCGGTGTCACGACTACGCTTGCGAGCGGCAGCACGGTCAACAGCCCAGTTGGCACCAACCGCACGGTCATCCTGTGGGCGAACGGCACTGACATTTACCTGTATTCCGACGGGCAGAACGTCGGGCACGCCTCAGACGCGTCGATCACGGCTGCCGGCCGCGCGGGGGTTGCATGTAATGCGACCGGGGGCGGCACTGCATACCTGAGTGCGCTTCGGGTAAACCCGCTGGGTGCGGAACTGGCTGGCCCACAGTGGAAGTCGTTCACTCCTGGTGGCACGGTGGCGCTCACGCCCATCGTGTACAGCCCGGCGATCACGGCGTACATCTGGTCGTTCGCCCCGCCGAATCCACAAGCGCCTCTTACCAATGTCCCAGGCACGTGGACCCAAGTCGCATTCACAGCGTCATACACAACTCCAGTGCTGTCCGTCGCGCACAACGGGATGTGGGTCTCATACGAAGTCGACGATGTCTTTGGCGTGTCGATCAGGACCGCCCGTGTCTGGGCGACCGGGCTCGGCGTTACCGGCATGGGTGCGGCAGGGCTCACTGGGTGGATGTGTAAGCTCAAGCAGCGCAGGCGGAGCTCATACAGCCTGCTGCGCGAACCAACGTACCCGGCCGCCGACGGCGCGTCTGTCGCGGCTGCGGTTTGGAAAGACTGGTCGCTCGCTTCGCCCAACACTGCGTATGCCATGTACGCTGACCAGACGTGGGACACCTTCACTGGTGTCGGCGCGACGCTCACCTACACCCCGACGTCGGGTGGCACCGCGTACACGCTCACGGCCGCGCCCGGCAACTACACGCTCACCGGCACGGCTGCTGGCGCGCAGTACCTGTTTGGCTCAGCCACAGGCGCATACACGCTCACCGGCACAGCCGCGACGCTTGGGTACGGCCGCGTGCTCGCCGCTGCCACCGGGGCGTATACGCTCACCGGCACGGCTGCATCGGCCTTGTGGTCGTTCGGCTCGGCCACAGGCGCCTACACCTTCACCGGCACGGCTGCGGGCGCGCAGTACTTGTTTGGCTCAGTCACAGGCGCATACACACTCACCGGCACGGCTGCCGGCGCGCAGTACTTGTTCGGCTCGGCCACAGGCGCCTACACCTTCGCTGGCGTGGCGGCCACGCTATCGTATTCGGCGGGCGCTGCCGGATACACACTCACGGCTGACCCTGGCAGCTACACGCTCGCCGGCACAGCCGCTGCGGCGCTCTGGTCGTTCGGCTCAGGCACGGGCGCCTACGCTGTCACAGGCACCGCCGCGACGCTGTCCTACGGCCCGACGCTCGCCGCTGCCACGGGCGCGTACACGGTCACTGGCACGGCTGCCACGCTCGGGCACGGGTACACGCTAGCCGCCGCCACAGGCGCGTACACGCTCTCTGGCACTGCCGCCGCGGCCCTATGGTCGTTTGGCTCAGCCACCGGGGCATACACCTACACAGGCGTGGCCGCGACGCTCACGTACACGCCGACGGGTGTGCAGAACCTCACCCTGGCTGCTGCCACCGGCAGCTACACGCTCACCGGCACGGCTGCTGGCGCGCAGTACTTGTTCGGCTCAGCCACAGGCGCCTACACGCTCACCGGCACGGCTGCGTCGGCCCTGTGGTCGTTCGGCTCAGCCACAGGCGCCTACACACTCACTGGCACAGCTGCGGCGCTCAGTCATGGCTATGGCCTGGCCGCGGCCCCTGGCAGCTACACGGTCACGGGCGCTGCCGCAGGCGCGCAGTACTTGTTCGGCTCGGCCACAGGCGCCTACACCTTCACTGGCGTGGCGGCAGGGCTCGGTCGGTCATACACTGTCGCGGCAGCCACTGGGGCGTACAGCGTCACCGGCACGGCGGCGGGGGCCAAGTACCTGTTCAACTCGGGCACGGGCGCCTACACGGTCGCTGGCAGCGCGGCGGCGGCGTTCTACCTGTTCAGCTCGGGCGGCGGCGCATACGTGGTCACTGGCAGCGCGGCCACGCTGTCCAAGGCGCTCGGCTACATCCTGGCCGCTGCCACCGGCAGCTACACGTTCACCGGCACGGTGGCGGGGGGCGCGCTCAGCCGCTTGCTCCAGGCCACCCCCGGTGCTTACACGCTCAACGGGGCCGCGGCTTCGCTGGCGTGGGTGTCGATCCCGAAGTTCACGAGCTTCACCGTGTTCGCTGACCGCTACATGACGCTCGCCGACGGCACGCTCGTCGCCACCGTGCGTAACGGCTACACCACAGGGGCTGCGAAGCCCGACGCGTTTTCGACGCTTGCGCAAGCGCAGGCGGTCTTCATCCCAACTCCAACGGATCGATTCACATCATGAGCGACCTCATCGATCGAGCTGACGAAGCGCAGGCCCAAATGCTGCGCGCGCACATCCAGCAGCGCAAACCGAGCGGGCCGCCTGCGTGCGGGGCCTGCCACAACTGTAGCTCGCCCCTGGCGCCGGGCTTGCGTTTCTGCGACAGCGAGTGTCGCGATGACTGGCAACGGCGGCAGGACCGTCGAGGAAAGGACTGACATGGCCAATGCGCTATATGCCAACTACGCCGGGCTGCTGCTCTCGGGCGGCGTGAACTGGTCGACCGATACGGTCAAGGCCCAGCTGGTGAACCTCGGGCTCTACACGCCCGACATCGAGGCACACCAGTTTTTCAGCAGCGTGCCCGTGGGTGCCCGAGTCGGCGCGGCGGCCACCCTGTCTGCGAAGGCTCTCGTCAACGGCTCTGCGGACGCCTCGGACCTGATTTATTACAGCCTCTCGGGCCTGGTGGTCGGCGCGCTGGTTCTGTACAAGGACACCGGGGTTGAAGCGACCAGCCCGTTGATGGGCATCATCGACACCGCCACCGGGCTGCCGTTCACACCCAATGGCGGCGACCTGAACGTCGTGTGGGACAGCGGCAT